CAATTTATCTTGTGTATATCCTTGACCACCAAGTAAGTTTTTACCAACTTTTCTAATTGGTACTGCTGAGTAAATTTGTGTCCAAGATGCAGAGGTTACATTCAATGAAGTTGCTGATGCTATACTGATAACTTTACGAGTATCATATCCAATCATAATGTTATCACCTGGCACCAATTCAGTATTAAATGCAGTTCCAATACCTCGAACCATTACATTTGAAACTGCCGTGACACTTACATTACCAGTAATTTTACTTGGTACAAATTTGGCTTCTGTGATACGACCAGTCAATGATACTTTAGAAACAATTGCTTCTGCGCCTGTACCGAATGACATTGGTTTATTTGTGAATTGTAACTCATCAAAAACTGAATAACCAAGACCACCACTACGAACAAATAATTTACCTAATGAACCAAAGGTGTCAATCGTAACAGTTGTTGGTGAAGTTGTATTTGCTGTTAATGGAGAAATTGTTACATATGCTGGTGCAGCATTAAGAACAGGTGTGGTTGTAACTACAACATTAGCCGCAAGAATTGAAACATTCGAAATTTCACCGATTGAGATAAATCTTGTGTTTGAAAATGCAGTCGAAATAACTGAGTTGACATTAATTATACCTGACGTTGCAATGTTGCCAGGGAAATGCCAATTTGTTCCTGATATGGCAACATTAACATTAACATCTGAAATAACATCCGAATAAATTAAAAATGTGTTTGCGGTGTTTGCAGAAAGTGTATTGACGTTTGCAACAGCAAAATCTAATTGTGTATTGGCATAATCTACGGCTGCAATTCTTTCGCCAACCATAAATCCTGCACCACCATCTGTGATGAGAACTTGGTTAATTACACCTTTAAATGTTTTTGAAATAAGAGCAGAAGGATAAACTTCGGCAACTGGTGAATTAACAATAACAGGGTCACCAACATTATAGTTAGCACCACCATCAATAATGTTAATTCTCAATACGTTAGATATTGAGGTGACAATTACATTCACCAAAACATCATCAACAAAAACATTTGTGAGTACGTTCTCACCATTTATGAATGTGTCAATTAAAGTTTTGTCATTGATGTATAATTCAACAACTGTTTCAGCATTAAGAATTTTATTTGAAACTTTTTCTACGAGAGCTGTTGCGGAAGATAATTCACCTGTAATTTTTCTATTGGTAAATATAGTCTTATCAAGTGTCTTATGTAAAATTCTAATATCTGAACCAGTTATTGGTGCAGTATTGAATATAACTTTTTTGGATTCTTTTCGTACATAGAATCCTGTTGTTTGTAATACATCATTTACATAAACAGATATTTGTGAAGAATCAAGTTCCTGTAAAATCTTAAATTCTTTAGTTGTTCCATTACCTGTATAGTATGAATAGAAATCCGAAGAAACTTTAAGTGTGTTTTCTATTTCCCATTTACCATCAGATGCACGGAGAACATTATTCTTTGGATATATAACTTGCAACTCTTGGCCAAACATGAATCGGTACAAGAGTTTAAATGATGCTTCTGAACCTGTAGATAGGTAAAGTGGAAGAACATTTTTAATAAGTGATGATTTATCTACCGCAACATCTCTAGGCACCAATGATGCATAGGTATTGAAAAAGTTAATTTCAAAGTCATCAATTGAATCGTCCACATCCGAAATGTAACGCAAATCTTTCGATTTGGTTGTTAAATCATTTAATTGTGTTCCTTGTTTTTGTTCAAGGTATTCATAGTATGCTTCTAAAAAATTAATGAAAAGCGGATACTCTTCCCGAACAAATTCGGGAACTTGATGATTAACAAGTAACGATGTTAATTTATCAGTCATTAGATTTCAGTTAGTTCAGTTGAAATGGATGTAGAATCAGTAGCATCAATACTAATAATTGTATTTTTGGTCGAAGACAGAATACCTCTTTCAGATTCGATAGTTAAACGAATCAAACCATCATCAGAAGTTACTGATAAAACTCTCACATCATTTAGAGTAATTGTACCAGAAGCATAATCAATAGTACCTGCATTTTCAGTTACCACTTGTCTTTGAACAAATTCATCATAATAAATTGTGCGAATTGTTCCATATTTTGAATCTAAAATGGCAATTGAAGTTGCACCATAACCACTACCACCAGAAATAGAAACTAATGCTCTTGTATATCCAGAACCACGATTTGTTACTGTGATACTATCAACACGGCCATTTACAATTGTTGCAATAGCAGTTGCACCAGAACCATCACCAGTAATTGTTACTGTTGGTGCAATCAAATATCCAGACCCACCATTTGACACTTCAATACTTGAAACGCCGGTATATGATTGTGGAATTTCTTCCAATAAAACTGTTCTTCTTGTACCATTAGAATCATACACATCAAACTGTGTAGAAGTCATTCTGTTGGTAATTGTGCCTCTATGTAATTCGGCATTGAAATTGATTGTGTATGATGCAGCAGTCAATAAATTAGGTTCAAATCGTTTTTGAAGTCTCAATACAGTTTCGGAACCACGAATTGCATTTAAGTCAACACTATCAATATTGTCTTGCAATTTTGAAAGAACAAATGTTGATCCAAATTGATTCAAATTATTTTCATTGTATAACAAAATGGCATTTCTAATAGAGTTTTTAATACTCTCTGCATTTTGTGTTGTTTTCTTTTTATCATATTCAACATAGTTTGCAACCAACAAATACAAATACTCAGGGTCACGAATTACAGTATCAACAGAAACAACTGATTTTGGAGAAATAATTTCATCTATAATTCTTTGTTTTTCTATTTCGGAAATATAATAATCTTGTTTTGGTTTCAATGCAATGTAAACTTTACCATAAGCCTTTGGTGTTTCTTCTTCACCACCCCATACTGAAATGGAGTCAACTGCTGGATAATTTTTTCTCAAATAAGATTCATAATCTTTGGTTGTAATCAAACGATTCTGTGTAGCAAATTGTGCTGCAGAACCAAACTTGATATTATCAACCGATTCTCTTTCTGCACCACCTGATGCAGCTGAAACTGGAGTAACTGTGAAGTTGGTTAAAGTCTGATTCAGACTATCAGTTAAAGTTAAAGCACCAACAAAGTTATTTGCTTTATTTGCAGAAACACCATTTGTCACCAAATATGTTACAGATACTACAGCACCATCAGGTAAACTCTTACCAATTACATCATTGCCAAAATAAATTTGATATTGCCCATTTTTTGTTTCTTGCAAATAGTATACTTGTGAATCATTTGTAATATCCAAAATATCTGTAACTAAATTATATACTGCAATCTCAGTTGTTGAAGATGTTGGAGAAACACCAACTTTAATAGTTGTCGTGTCAATATTATTATCGGGTAATGTGAATACTTGTTTTGGATTTGTGGCTTGATTGTGATTGAAACTGTAATTGATTAACTGACCTTCAGAAATATCTAAATTTTCAAAATAATAAGAACTATTAGCTTTGGTTACTGTTATGTCATCTAAAACAACAAAGTTATAAACTTTACTATCAATTTGATTAGACAAGAAAGAATATCCTGCAGGAATAGTTAATGTTCCATCTGTTGTTGATGTTGAACTAACCAAAAAGTCAATTGTTGCAATCGGTGCCTTCATTGAGTGTGGCACATATCCCAATGCTTTAGCATGAGAAACTACTGAATCACGAAGTAATGCGGTATCTAAAAATGATTCATTTGCAACCATATTAAGATAGTAGGCATTATAATGTGTATTATATGCTAAAATATCAAGCAATACGTTCAGCCCCGACCCTTCAAAGTCATAGTCTGAAAATTGTGATTGTTGATTTAAAAATGTCTTTAGGTTTAACTTGATTGTATCAAAATCAAGTTCCGTAACTCTTAAACGGTCTGCCATATTATCTAATCCGTTCTAGGAAAAAATTAATTGTAATTGGGTCTGGATTGTTTATTACAAAGAATTCTAGTCTAACTTTGTATCCATTTTCATCTGGTGCATGAACAGCAACAACTGAAGAAATTTGAACTCTTGGTTCAAAATTGGTAATAGTTTCTTCAATTTCTCTTTCAATCTGTGCGGCTATTATGGAATCAATATTTTCAAATAAAAGTCTACGGAGATTACTTCCAACTTCTGGTTGGAAAGGTTTTTCAAAGTGGTTTGTCAAAATCAAATTTTTGACAGAATTGATTACCGCATATTCTGCTTTGTAAATATTCACATCTTTAGTGATTGGATGAATAGCAAAATTCAAATCCAAATCTCTAAAATTTCTTACCGAGTCTATGTTAGTTGTAGCCATGTTCTATTTATCT